TTCTTGAACCCCAGCTAATGCAAACAATTGTTTAGCGGCCTCTTCTAATATTTTAAACTCACCCTTTGTTTCAAACATGAGTTGTGAAGAACTCTTAACGCCATCAATGTTTTTCTGTATCTGTGCTAACTCTGATGCCGCTCCTCTTGCCGTGATCGTACCAAGTCTAGCTCTAAGTGTTTCTAAAGTTTTATTAGCCTCTTCTACCTCATCAGCAGTAAACCCAAATCTTTCCTCTAATTCTTTTAAGGCTTTTTTATCTTGCCTAAACTCTTGCCTATTAGATTGATATTTTAACTTATTACTAGCATCTGTTATTTGTTTAAACACAGGCTCCATGGATTCTAAAGCTTCTATGTCTGCTTGTATTTGATTAGCATTCATAAAACTAAAACCTTCAGCCTCTCTTTTTAAAGCCCTTACTGAACCCAAGAAATCATCAAGACTCATAGCTGTTTTTTTAGCAGCTGCCTCCATTCTCTGAGTTACAACGGTGACTAAGGATACAGCTGTATTTAAGGCTAACAATCCGATAACTAACGGAGACATTGTTGCCTTAAGAAGTCCAGTCAACGTTTTACCACTCATAGCTGCTTGCATATTAAGAAGCATAAACATTTCAGCTGTAAACGAGATGTTGTTACCAATGGCTCGCATACCAGTGGCAAAACCGTAATTAAACTGAGCAGCGTCATTTATAAGATCACCAAAAGAGAAAGCTAACTGATTACCAATAGCCATAGACTTACTAGCCCTGTCCATAGCTTGTTTTCTTCTTCTCTCAGCCTTGGTCATTCTTTCAAGATTCTGAGTACCCTGCTTTACTTCTTTTCTGTATCTTCTTAATACATTTATAGCCTGCTCTTTTTCGCCATTAAGCTTGTTAAGAGTTCTTTGGGCTTCCTTCTTTTGATTATCATCTAACTTTCCTGAATGAATAAGACCTGTAACCGATCTTATTTGGTCATCTATAAGCCTTATGTTCTGCTTAGTCTGAATCATGCCTTCAGCAGTGGCTTTGTGATTAGACTTATGAGCAGTAAGATTTGTTTTAAATGACCTAGTAACTGACTTCATGGAATCAGCAAACTTATTCGCTGACCCTACGGTACTATCATATTCTTGTTGAAGCCTGTCTAAAGATGTGCTTTGTTGAATTAAAAGAGTAGACGCTTCTTTTTGCTCTTGATTAAGTTTTTGTTGAGCAATTCTTGTTTCTTCAAGTTTTGCCTTTCTTTTTGTGGCTACGACAATCGCTTTGTCTTGAGCATTATATCCTCTGATTGTTGTATTGGCTAAAGATTCCTCTTCTTTTTGAGTTAACTTTAGCCTGCTTGCGTAATGCTCGCTTTTATCAGTAACTTTAGATATTTGTTGTTGAAGCTTTCTTATCTCTCCTGCTACTTTTTGGGTAGACTTAGCCCTTAGCCCATCAGCTTTTTCTAAGTGTTTATACTTGACTAGTTTTGCATCTAATTTTTTTGTTAGAACACCTTGTGTGCTGGATAACTCCTCAACTTCCTTTCTAAGCTTAGATGAACTTGATGAGGCTTTACCACTAGCCTGAGATAGCTTTTGTAACTCAGAGGTGGTAGACTTTATACTACCCTTAACCTCATTGGAGACAATCTTATCAATGCCCTTAATCTTAGACTTGTCTATTTCAAACTTAAGCTTATATACTAAAGTGGGCATATCTTTTATCTTTCTTCTTTAGGCCTATAATAAGCTACACGAGCCATTACGGCCTTGGTTATGTCTTCAATGGAACAAGTGGCCTCAAGTTCCTGCGCTCGCAGTGGATCAAAGTTGGCAAGTACGTAACAATAATATTTGTACGACCCACCAACTTCAACCACAAGGTCATTGGGTGCGAGCAAGTCCAACGACTCTAAAGTAGACCGACTCCATTGGAGGGTACTTGACGCCTGTTCGTAAAAAAATCCCACGCTTCCTCAAGCGTGCCTAACTCTAGGTCATCAGACTCCCAAGTGTCTTTGTCCAACTCTTTGTCTAGCTTCATGCAATGATCTGCGGTAAACTTGCAGTACTTGCCACGAAACTTCTCATCGAACCTCCAACCATTAATGGCATTCAGTTCTTCCAAGGTATAATCTTCAACATCATAGTCATCAGAAATTATCTTTTCGTGCAGACTAGGGTGGTTCTTCTTATACCAACCTAAGAGCATATCTCTACGCTCATCCATTACTTTATCAAAACGAATAGGGGTTGGCTTGACTTCAAACCGAACCCCCATAAATTCGCCAGTTACTTTTGTTATGCGTCCCATAAATTGCTCGCTTATTTTAGGGTTTTTATTATGTGTTAAACTCTACAAATTCATAACTTAAACGTTTCGTAGTTATATTTTCCGAACCGTCAAAGTTGGTTACTTGTAAAGTAGGCTCTTTGAATGATGCTATATCATCATCCGCTGCGTTTACTTTTACTTTTATATAGTTAGTTGAAGCAGGAAGGTCTTTATACACAACCCTAACTCCAGTGGCCGCAACATCTGCCTCTGTGGCTGACCCTATAATGGTTTCACTATTGTCGTAAGCCTCGATAGATAAATTAAGGTCCGTGTGTACAGTTACTGTGGTAAAATTAGCAAAGAATGACAACTGAACGTTTGGAAACGGAAAGTATATTGTTCTTTCTAGACTTGCATCATCGCCACTATCGTTATTAATACTTTGTACACCTGAAGTAAATGAATCGGCAATAGAGTCAGCGTCAGTCCATCCGTTAGCTAAACCATCTGCATCACCGTCACCCCACTCATAAAGAGCAAGGCCATTCTTGCAGTAAGACATTTCAGAAGAGTGTTTACCAGTAGATGATATGTAACCACCTTTGGCTTCTCTAAGGCTCGTAAATCTAAACGATAAACGATTCTCAAAGCCTCTATTCATTTGGATAGTACCCTCTGCGTGTAAAATAGATCCGTCTAAACCGAACCCACTAAACACTAAAGGCGTTTGGTTGGTAGCCCAAGTATTTAGTTTGGTTGCATTAGCCGCAGAAGTAAACAACCCAGCTACAGTTATGTTGTAGTTTTTGCTATGAATCAACTCTCGTTCGTTTTCAATCATCACCGTATTTGGCTCGATTGATATAACTTGCCGAGAAGCCTCTGCCGCCCCATCTTGCACCACAGAAAACGTCATGGTGTCAGATAGGGTAGTAGTATCGATTAATGCAATCTTAGTTAATTGAGTGGGCATTTTTTACTCCTTTTTATGGTGCTGCAGCCGCTTCAACGCTGATAACATTTGTGCTATCTACGTCAGCTACTTGACCTACAATTACGGTTTCTAAACGACCATTCTCAAAAGAGTTATAGCCCTGTATGTATGTGGTATCTAGCTGCAAAGAATGACCAACCCCAATAAGTTTTATATAGCCTTCTAGTGGTTGCTCTCCACCAACGCCAATATAGTCAGCTCCAGTACTGCTTGATGTACCAGCTACTAATATAGCATTACTGCCACCATCAAAGTTTGTTTTCACAGTCCTGATTTCAATACGACCAGTGTATCCATCATACAGTTCTCGTTCGTTTTCAATCATTACTGTGTCAGGTGTAACCGCAGCACTAGTGCCTTCTACAGTGATACCACTAATAGTACCTTTTATTGCATTAGATGTATTATAAATTTCTGCTTTGTGAAATAGTAAACGTGCCATGTTAGCCTCCTTAGCTTACAACCATTGCGTTAAGGTTAGATACTTCAGCTGCTTGAGCCATAAGCACAGTTTCTAAGCGTCCGTTTTCATAAGAGTTGTGACCCATTATGTATACTTTGCCAGTGGTTAATGTGTGGCTACCAGTTTTACCCACTAACTTTAGCTTAGCTTCAGTTGGAAGGGTACCGTCAGTAGACACGTAATCACTGGTCAATATTCCGTCAGTTGCTCCAGCACTGTTCACTTGCTTAAAGTTTGTGTCTGTTGATCGAATCATTATTCGACCAGTGAAGGACTCGTTTATTTCACGATTATCCTCTACTGCTACCGTGGACGGCTCAAGTGTTACCTCTGTACCCTCAACGGTAATATTTCTGATGTACTCAGCAGCAGGGCTTATCGCACTGCCATTAGCATCCAGAATTTCAGCGTATTCAAATATTAATTTTGCCATTTTTGATTATATTTTAATTATACTTGTAAAGTTTACGTTCGTTGAGAGGTAACCGTCTTCTTCTTCAATAGCATCAACCGATGTGGTTGTAACTGTATATAAATCAGAGTGAATGTCACCTGCACTTGTATCGTTTGCCCAATCAAATAGTTGATCGGTTATTTCAAGCATCCTGTCATAAATCACTTCCTTTTGAGAGTGACTGTCAGGTTGCTCCATGTAGATGATTGCCTGAAACTGTTGCTCTAGTTCTTGAGGCTTTTCGTCTTCCACTAACAAGGTGGTTGTACCACTCAGTAACTTGAACACAACGACTTCACGCTTCACATCTGCACGTTTACGAATATCGAAATTATTACCACTATATTTCAATACCTTTTCAACCGTAGGTCTAGAATCTGTACTAGAGTACGATGAGAAAGAAGTTTTGTAGCCAGTAAGTATTGCGTATCTATCCATTGACTACTATAGTTCTTCTTTGATTAAATAACTTGTATGTAAGTTCTTCCACTTTTTTACCTGACATTTGAGCCGTGGGACCATTATCGTCCCCTTCCTTTGAGTCAGGGAACCACTTTCTTTGAGGCATACCACCTTGGCCTCTCTGATGGTCACGCATATATCTTTCTATTTTAGACTCACCACCAAAGTTAAACCTAGCCTCGTTGCCATAAGGGTTGTACCCAAAAACGCCATCACTAAAGGCACCTTTGCTTTCACCGTCACCACCTCTGCTTTTGTAATGTAAATCAGGTATTTGAGGGAGGTTAAATTTTTTCTTTCTTTTCTTATGTCTTTCTTTAAGACTTTGAAATGGCACCCCTTTTACATCAGTGGCTTTTCTAGACTGAGACTTAATAGTGTTCTTAAGCTTTTCAGCCGTAGGCTCCGTTATCTTAGTCTGAAACTCTTTAGACTTAAATATCCTTTGCAGGTCATCTCGTATGGCTTGGTCTATGGTCATATCAGTAATGGCTCATAAATCTGACTCTAGGAGTCGTTTTTGGTTTAGCTAGTAGCCCACTAAGCCTTCTAAGGTTAGCTGTTAAGTATTGGTTATACATTTGATAATATCTACCAGCCTTTGTGTACGAATAGCTTTCTTCATGGGTTGCGTCTTGAGCAAACCATAACTCTAAAAATTTGTATGTAAGTAAGTCAATAAGCAAGTCTTCTGCATCAACTGCATAGACGGCATCTAGCAACGCAGTCTCTGTAGCGTATGTAGTGTCATTAATGTACTCTCTTAACTGCTCTAAAATATCCGTTTTAAGAAGCTTAATTGACTTAGCTAATATAAGGTTATCCTTCTCGGAAAGATTGAGCGTTGTAGTGCCAGTTGTGACGTTTACGTCACGAAATGTAAGTTCTTCGAGGGCATCAATATTATCTCTAGTAAGGGTAAGGTCACTAAACGCCATTGTATTTGTTTTGTATAGTTAAAAAAAAGGGGAGTGGTCATGATAGACCACAACCCCATAATGATGTTAAGACTTATAATTAAGACTTAGCTACGTTACCACGAATGTATCGTCCACCTAGGTCTGGTCTGAATACTTTAGATCCGTAAAGAACTTCAATAAGTATGTCAGCGCCTGACTTGGTTTCTTCTACAGTCAATGTGTAGTTCACATTGTTAGTAGGCTCGAAACCAGCAGCTCTACGAACGCCTGAACCTGAACCGCTATCCACTGAAGGCATTACAGCAGTTACTAAAGCAAGGGCAGAAGGATCGTAAAAGAACTGCTCACGTCCAGTGTCACCTGAAGCAATATCAACTGGGTTGATAGTAGCGTTGTTAGCAACAGCAGCACGTAATGGCTCTTTGATAGTTAATACAGTACCAGTTTGGCTTTCTACAGTGTAGAAGTCATCAGAACCTTTAGCAGAACCGAAAGTAACGATGTCACCCTCAGCTAAAGATACAGTTGCAGCACCAGCGGCACCGTCATCAATGGT